AGTTGGATCAGGTCCGCGCACAAGAGATCATGGCTAAGATACAGGGCAAGACTCCAGAAGCACAGTTACAACAGAGCCTGGCTAACAAGCACAACGCAGATACCGCTGGAACTTCAGCAGGTAAACAGTTGGATGCTGTGAGCCTAGTCACGCAACACAAGGCAACAAACTATTAAGCAGTAGGCAGTAACACCAAGGAAAGGAAAAGAGTTGATAAATGACGATTTGACCGCGGCTTTTAACGCCAAACCGCGGGTTGATATAAATAATATTAAGAAGATGACTCCAGGTCAGTTAGATCAGGTCAAGTCATATGGTAGTGCCGCAGAGAATCTCTTGATGAATAAAGATTTCGCTCTGTTCGTACATCATTTTAAGTTTGACATGACAGATCAGTTGATCAATGTACAAGGTCACAAAGAAGAAGATGATCAGCGTAGATTAGGCCTAGTGCATAATCTAGCAGGTATTGATAGATTCGTAGACTATCTAAAGAATGCAGTCCGTTTTAAGAACACAGCGGTAAACCTACAAGGTCCCGTTGAGAAAGGAAATGTAAATGAGTGAAATATTAGAGAACACGCCTAACGTGGAAAGCGCGGCCCCTGTTCAAAATGCTGTTCCGTCATTAGATTCAATAGCCCAGAAAATGGCCGCGATGCGTAACCAAGCCCAGGCTACTAGTGAGACAGAGACAGGTACTTCAGAAGAGGCAAAAGCTGAAGCCCCTGTGGCACCAGAGGGAGAAGAAAACGATTCCTCAAGTGTAGAGCCAGAAGTTGCGTCACTGGAAACAGAAGAAGAAGCCGCACTAGAAGAAGCAGATGCCCCAGATCAAGATCAGGTAAGCACCGCAGATTCTACACAGCAAGAAGTTATAGATTTCCTAGAGTTCGCGCAGGAGAACCCAAACGCTAAGTTCAAGTTCATGCGCAATGGTAAGGAGATGGTAATAGATGCTAAACGTGCAGCCGCTATCCTAGGTCAAGGTGGAGCGATACATGAAGAAGCAAGAGAGTTAAAAGTCCAGAAAGCAGAGTTTGATGAGTATCTCAAGGACAAGCGAGCAGAACAAGAGGGTCTGACCCTAGCATTAGAGTTCACTGTTCGTCCACAACTGCAGAAGGCTTATGATGAGATTTTAAAGACACAGGGGTATCAGCAGACCTTTGCTCAGCAGTTACAGCAGGCCACGGCACAGAACGACTATGCCGCAATGACCCGCATACAGAACAGCATGAAGCAGAATGATGCTTGGATACAACAGCAGGGCGAAGTCATCAAGCAACTGAAACCAAACTTGGATCAGTTCTATGATATACGCCGCAAGCAGGTACAAGAAGTCCTAGAAACTAACCGCAAGGCGTTCAAGGACAAGGAACTGCGCAACAACTATGTCTATAATGAAGTCCGTGATAAGGTTTCTAAAGATTGGGCGGCTGCCAAGAACCAACTGGTGCCAGGTGTTGACAATATTGATTTGATCGCCAGCGATGAACACATCCTCAGTCTATTGAGAGATGGTTTAAAGTATCGTGAGAAACCAACGACCAAATCTGCTGGTAGTAGCATAGCGGCCTTGACTGGTAAAAAGTCAGGAATCGCCAACGCTAAGACTCCAGGACAGGTTAACTTCCAAGATCTTCAGGAAAGAGCCAATAAGGGCGATAAAAAAGCCCAGGACAATCTACTAGTCGCAAAGCTGAATGCTATGCGAGGACGTAGATAATTGATGATGATGAATATGACAGAGTCGTTTGTTTATAAATGGACCCATATACCTACCTTAAATTGGTATGTTGGATTCCATTATGGAACTCAAGATGATGGATATATCTGTAGTAGTAAAACAGTGCGTAATATGATTACCTCTAATCCTCAAGATTGGAAAAGAGATATTATAGCTGAAGGTAATTCTAAAGAAATGTATGAGTTGGAAACAACAATATTACAAACCTTTGATGCTCGCGGAGATAATAGATCTTACAATAGACATAATAATCATAAAGGTTGCTATGTTCCGGGATGGAATAAAGGTATGAAAGGTTTACAAACTGCGTGGAACAAAGGTAAGGATGGTTATCTTAAAGGTAATCAACATGCTATTGGTCACACGCCTTGGAATAAAGGTAAAACTATTACAGATCCTGAATTAAGAGAGAAATATAGACAAGGTGCTTTACGTAGACATCAACGAAAAAAGACATTAACTTAAAGGAAAATATTATGTCACAAATCTCAACATCAGCGATTGGCAACGGAACCACGGCATATGCTTCAGATATCGTTGTCAAGGACTTAGACTTAGATGTATCAAATCGTGTTAAAGATGACACACCAGTATTAAACATGTGTATGGCTAAAAAGCGTAAAGTAGTTTCTACTCTACCTTTATGGACAAATGACGTTTATCGTCTACCACAGACACAGGCTAACCAAGAAGGTGCCGCTGTAAGTTCTGCTCTAGCAGAATCTAACCAACGTGCTAACTTGGGCAACTACACACAGATCTTCAGTACAGTTATTTCTGCTACTGGTTCTGCTCGTGCTGTTGAACAGTCTGGTGGAGATCCACAAGCATACCAAGAAGTTAAGCAGTTGATTGAATTGATGTTTGACGTAGAAGCACAGATCGTCCGTGCTGACCAGATTGGTACTAAGTATGGTAACCAAAGTGGTACAGCCGCTGGATCAGGCGCTACTGTGTCAGGTCGTCGTTTTGGTTCTTTGAACTCATTCGCGGCTACACACTCATTCAACACAACTGGTAGCTCAACAAGTACTTTCGTAACTTATACTAACGGTGAAACAACTGACTCTGTTTCTACACAGAGCGGTTTAGTAATTGGTGGTACTAACGGTCAGTACTTAGGTAGCGTATACTACGGTGCTAGCGATGAAACAAACAGCCAGTTCTATCCTGCGATCTACAAGCAGTTAGTTACAGCGGCTGAGAAGCGTTTCAATGCTAAGATCCGTACTGTTGTTGCTCCAACAAGTCTACGTACACACCTATCAGACACATTCCCAACTTCACGTGGTATCAACCGTGTGAACTCAGAGCGTGGTGATAGCATCCAGACTTACGAAGGCGACTTCAACTACACTTACGAGATCTATGATTCTTGGATCATGGACCAAGTTGGTGTAAGCAACCAGATCTACTTCTTGAATGAAGAAGTTCTACAGTGGGGTTCTTTGCGTGATCTAGGACCAAACAACGAGATCTTCTCAAACGCTGACGCTAGTTTAGATCAGTTCATCATGGAAGGTACTCTAATCGTGCGTAACCCAGCAGGTGTCGCTGTTCTACACGACATTTCTGCTACTGCTACAGCACCAACTCTAAACAGCCAAGGCGCAGGACCTTTACGTCCAGCATCAGCAGTAGGCCGTTTAAGTTATTGGGGTGGTTCATACTTCTGATCCTAACCAATCAGTAGTTAAGTCAGGGCTCTCCGGAGCCCTTTCTCTTGGATAAAGCCCCACATTCCGCAGTGCCGTATAAATAATCTGTAAGGACCCTACTATGACACCAAACGAGTTTGACCCAAATGACCCAAATGCTTCTTTTATTGGTGATGATGATCCAGAAACCAATCTAGACTATACACGCCGTGATGCGGGTGGTATAATCACCACGCACAATGGTATGGCTGATGCCCTACTGCGCAACGACAAACTCTATAATGCCATGAAAGGCGATTGGAGCCGTACCAGTTGGAATGGTAATCACAACATCAAGACTACCACCGGTCGTGAAGATGGCAAGTTCTACATCAAGAGAGAACAGATGAACACTGAGGCTATCGCAGAACGTTGCGCTCGCTATCGTGCTGCCGCTGAACAGGGCATCCCTGATCCATTAGCACCCCTAGATGACGCAGGTGGCCTAGCGTGGAAATGGATGGATCTACCTTATGTGATAGAACAGCGTATCTCAGATGAATATTTTGGTGGCATGCGTTGGTCAACTATCAAGAGAGACCGTGTTCTCAAGGCCCAATTTTATCGTGTGGTACAACAGGAATATCCAGCATATATCTGCTATCCAGGTGGACGTCTGCCTATTCCTATTGATGTGCCATATCCCGCCAAGAAGGGCACTACTAACTTCTTTAGAGGAATATAACAATGTCACAGATAGCAGATGCTAATGCCCTAGTGCAGTTCGTAAAAGATTTTACAGGATCTACTAATGATGCTGAGATCAAAGAATGTATATTCATGGGCGAGATGATGATGCGTAACCTAGAGTTACCAATCATGCGTTCAGATCCTTACAATCCCCAGTTCCAAGCTGTAGCAGACTCTAATGGCTACATCAACATACCAGGTGACATGCTGAAGCCTATCCTGTTTTTTAAACAGGGCACACCTTCAGGTGGCACCACAGGATTAGGTCCTTGGATAGTCTATGATCGTATTGGTGATCGTGA